GACACAGGTACTGTTATTACTTCACCTGATGGTACGACATGGACAACTAGAACAAGTGGTACGACTAACGCGCTGTACGGAGTCACTTACTCTTCAGCTGACGATCTCTTCGCCGCTGTAGGTGCATCAGGCACTGTTATTACTTCGCCCGACGGTACAACGTGGACGACGCGAACCAGTGGTACGGCTAACGGTCTGAACGATGTCACTTACTCATCCACCGACGACCTCTTCGTTGCGGTAGGCGACACAGGTACTGTTATTACTTCGCCTGATGGAACGACATGGACAACGCGGACGAGTGGTACGACTAACGCGCTGCGCGGAGTCACCTACTCATCTGCTGATGATCTCTTCGTCGCTGTAGGCACATCGGGCACAGTCATCACTTCTCCCGATGGAACGACATGGACAACTCGTACTTCTGGTACGGCTAACCAGCTGAACGCAGTCACCTACTCTTCAGCTAACGATCTCTTCGTTGCGGTAGACGCATCAGGCATCGTCATTACTTCACCTGACGGTACGACATGGACAACTCGTACTTCTGGTACTACTAACGCGCTGAGCGCAGTCACTTACTCATCAGCAGATGACCTCTTCGTTGCGGCAGGGGGTGGAGGTGTAGTCCTCACTTCTCCCGATGGAACGACATGGACATGCCCAGTACTGAAAACCGGTGACCTCTTCGTCGCCATGATTGCCTACCGCAGCAACGCCGCGTTCTCGTTGCCTTCCGGCTGGAGTCTTGTCGCCACACAGCAGAGTTCTGGTAATACATTAACGGTAACATCAACGTCAATCGGCTCAGGTTTGATGGCGTACTGTGTTTATGACGCGGCTTCACCTCCGGGATACACGTTCACGCGTACAGCGGGTAATGTTGCTTACGGTCGCTTGGCTGTGTACCGGGCGGAATAATGCCAATCACTTACGACACCGGTAGTGCGAATACGCTAGGTGCAATCAGCACCACAGTAACCACCGCATCTATCACGACCGCTGAGGATGGCGAGCTTCTCATCTCGTTCTTCTTCGGTGCGGATAACACTACAGCGTCACTCTTTACCGCAGCCACCAGCCCCACCAATCAGTCCGTTGCTACGGGCGGGGCGCATATACCTAACCCTAACTTTTGGGGTGAGGTTGCAGACAACCAGACACCGACAGGTGCGGACACTACTAATACCTTCGCACACGCTGTCAAAGTCACAGCCGGTGCCACGGGTACGCTGCAAACCACAGCAGGAAACTCATCACGTCACGGCTTGATTATTGGTGCGTTTAAGCTTCCACCCACTGTAATTATTTCGAATGAACATCTATCGAGCACTAACAATATAGAATCACCGAATCTGATAGTTTCAGAATTCTCATTTTTACTTTCATCCATTGTGGTGAGTGATATTACTAGCAATGGCGGTCGATTGACTGTCAATTAAAAAAGGAAAAGTTATGTACATCATCGGTAGTATAAGTAGAAAAGTCAATATTATAGAAGCTACCGAAGTGGGGCTAGTAGATATAGGAGCACCATAATGCCTTCCTGGCGTTACATTGGTCAGAACCTGTCTACGGCGGTTCTGTCAGGTAATTTGACGCTTGGTTATCCGGTCATGGATGACGTGCTGACTAACCAGTTGAACGCGGTCACTTATTCATCAGTTGATGACCTTTTCGTCGCTGTAGGCAATGCAGGTACAGTCATTACGTCGCCCGACGGTACGACATGGACAACGCGGGCGAGTGGTACGACTAACACGCTGTACGGAGTCACGTACTCATCAGCAGATGATCTCTTCGTCGCAGTAGGTACATTAGGCACCGTTCTCACTTCACCTGACGGTACGACATGGACAACTCGTACTTCTGGTACGACTAACACGCTGTATGCAGTCGCTTACTCATCCACCGACGACCTCTTCGTTGTTGTAGGCGAAGTAGGTACCATCATCACCTCGCCTGACGGTACAACGTGGACAACGCAGACCAGTGGTACGACTCAAACACTGTCCGTAGTCACCTACTCATCAGCAGACGACCTCTTCGTCGCTGTAGGCTTCGCAGGCGTGGTCATTACCTCACCTGACGGTACGACATGGACAACTCGGACGAGCGGTACGAGTAACAATCTGAACGCGGTCACTTACTCATCCACCGACGACTTGTTCGTAGCGGTAGGCGACTCAGGTACAGTCATCACCTCACCTGATGGTACGACATGGACAACTCGTACTTCTGGTACGGTTAACCAGCTGCGCGCAGTCACCTACTCACCCGCCGACGACCTCTTCGTAGCAGTAGGATCAACCGGCACCGTCATCACTTCACCTGACGGCACGACATGGACAACGCGTACCAGCGGTACTATTAACGCACTGCGCGCGATCATCTACTCATCCACTCTCTTCGTTGCTGTAGGTGTATCAGGCACCATCATCGCGTCTCCCGAAGGTACAATATGGACAACTCGTACTTCTGGTACGACTAACGCGATGCTCGGAGTCACCTACTCATCAGAAGAAGACCTCTTCGTCGTTGTAGGGGACGCAGGCACTATCATCACCTCGCCTGATGGCACGACGTGGACAAGACGAACAAGCGGTACTACTAACACGCTGTACGGAGTCACTTATTCATCCACCGACGACTTGTTCGTTGCTGTAGGTGACGTAGGCACTGTCATCACCTCACCTGACGGTACGACATGGACAACCCGAACCAGCGGTACGACTAATACGCTGTACGCAGTCACCTACTCACCCACCGACGACCTCTTCGTAGCGATAGGTAACATAGGTACTGTCATTACCTCACCTGACGGTACAACGTGGATAACGCGTACCAGCGGTACGACTGACCAGTTGAACGTAGTCACTTACTCATCAGCCGATGACCTCTTCGTGGCTGTAGGGGGTAATGGCTTCAACACAGGCACAGTTATCACTTCGCCTGACGGTACGACATGGACAACACGAACAAGCGGTACGACTAACACACTACGCGCAGTCGCCTACTCATCTACTCTCTTCGTTGCTGTAGGGCATGCAGGTACAGTCATCACCTCATCTGACGGTACGACATGGATAACGCAAACAAGCGGTACTACTAACACGCTGTACGGAGTTACTTACTCACCCGAAGAAGACTTGTTCGTCGCTGTAGGTTTCTTTGGCACAGTCATTACTTCTCCTGACGGCACAACTTGGACAACGCGGACGAGCGGTACGACTAACAACCTATGGGGAGTCACCTACTCATCCACTGACGACCTCTTCGTCGCTGTAGGCAATGCAGGTACAGTCATCATCTCACCTGATGGCATTAATTGGATGTGTCCTATACTGAAAACCGGTGACCTCTTCGTCGCCATGATCGCTTACCGCGATGCCGCTGCGTTCTCGATACCTTCAGGATGGAGCCTCGTTGCCACGCAGCAGAGTTCTGGTAACACATCCACGATCACATCAACGTCAATCGGTTCAGGCTTGATGGCGTACTGTGTCTATGACGCTGCTTCACCTCCGGGATACACGTTCACTCGTTCAGGTGGGAATGTGGCTTACGGTCGCTTGGCTGTGTACCGAGAAGAGTACGGTTATGCAATACCAGTAAATTACGACACCGGCAGTGCGAATACGCTGGCCGCGAATAGCGACACCGTAACCACCGCATCTATTACGACCGCTGAGGATGGCGAGCTTCTCATCTCTTTCTTCTTCGGTGCTGGTAACACTGCGGCGTCACTCTTTACCGCAGCCACCAGCCCAACCAATCAGTCCGTCGCAACGGGTGGGGCGCACATACCGAACCCTAACTTCTGGAGCGAGGTTGCAGACGGCAGCACAACATCTGGTTCGGACACTAGCAACACCTTCGCACACGCGGTCAAGGTCACGGCTGGTGCTACGGGTACGCTGCAAACCACAGCAGGAAACTCATCACGTCACGGCTTGATTGTTGGAGCGTTCAAAAGATCCGATTTGCAAACTTTACTTATTGTTACATATCCAGCAGGTACTGGTATACCTTCCAAGGCTCAGATAGTAGCAGGGCAGAACGCATTAGGTACCCCAGCATCCTGGGCAGGTAATGCAGTATGGTCAGGTCCTGGGCAATATTTAGAAGTTACTGGGCTTTTACCTGAAACTGAATATGATTCTGCAGCTGTAATATTTGATGGTACAAAATATTCTAACGTCGTAGAGGTAAATGGAATATGGACAACGCTAGAAGGCTCCTTAACCCTAAACCTAGCAAATCTAATAAATTCCACTTCATCTGAAACTTTCAGTTTAATTCAGCAAAATCTGATTCAACTTGCTAATATTATTAATAGTAATATAATTGATAATAGTATACTAAATACTAATATAAGTTTATTACTAAATAATATAGCAACTGCCAATATTATTAGTAATATTGAATTAACCCAAGCAAATAGTTTAATACTTCAAAGTCTTGCTAATGGTAATTCAATTAGTACAGTACTATTATATCAAGCTTATGTACTTTCAATTAACCACTTAGTTAACTCAACTATAGTTGATAATGTATTATTAAGCCAAGCGTTAACTTTAGTCACTAATCATTTAGCTAATAGTAATATACTTACTACAGCTGATTTAATTCAAGCTAATACTTTAATACTACAAAGCTTAGCACAAGGCAATTCAATAAGCTCAGTATTACTATACCAAGCTTATGTACTTTCAATTAACCACTTAGTTAACTCAACTATAGTTGATAATGTATTATTAAGCCAAGCGTTAACTTTAGTCACTAATAATTTAGCTAATAGTAATATACTTACTACAGCTGATTTAATACAAGCCAATACTTTAATACTTCAAAGTATTGCTAATAGCAATTCAATTAGTACAGTATTACTATACCAAGCTTATGTACTAACAGTTCAGAACTTAACTAATGCAAAAACAATTGATAATGTACTGCTAAGCCAAGGACTAAATCTACTAGTTAATCACTTAGCTAATAGTAGTTTACTCACTACAGCTGATTTAATTCAAGCTAATAGTCTAATACTACAGAGTTTAGCTTCTTCAAACTCAGTCAGCGCATTATTATTATACCAAGCTTATGTACTAACGGTTAATAATCTGCTTAGTGCAAAAATAATTGATAATATACTACTAAGCCAAGGACTAAATCTACTAGTTAATCACTTAGCTAATAGTAATTTAATTACTACAGCTGACTTAATACAGGCTAGTACTTTAATACTAAATAGTTTAGGTTCCTCTAACTCAGTTAGCCCATTATTATTATACCAAGCACATAGTTTACTAATTGATAGTCTAAATATAAATTCTAGTATAGAAGAGTTTGCACTTTCACAAGGCATAACTATAAGTTTACTAAATCTATTAGTATCAAATACTAATAGCACTATAGAATTAAACCAGAGTAATGTATTATTAGTTGACTACTTAGATGTAAGTTCTTTTACTGATAATTTAGAATTAGGTACACAAGCACAGTTAATTATATCTGATATTCTTCATAGTAGTTTTATAAATAATATCATTTGGATTAATAATATTATTCCAGAAGCTAGAATAATAGTAACAAGTACTGATAATAGGTATGTTTTAATACCTATAGAAAATAGGTTCTTACTAATAGCTAAGGACGATAGAACTTTATTTGGAGTTTAAAAATGAAATATCTCACTAAAGGTGACTTGCTCACCCTCCTAGATGATGAAGCAAGCGCCTTTACTGCATTCATGATGGACCCTGCTCAATTCGGGGTTCAAGAACCTTTGCTCACTACGCTGAAGCTGGAGAAGCAGAAGTTCGACTGGACGAATGGTGTGGATGTGGGTCTGCCTCAAGTGCAGGCACTGGTATCTGTGCTGCAAGGCTACGGTGTTATCTCGGCTGAGAAAGCTGCTGCCATTCATGCGACGCCTGACACCCCTGAACTGGATTCATTCACGGTCAACATTCTGGCTCAGGATGAGATTACCGAAGCGAATCGCTACGGCGCTGAAATGCGTGGCAGTAACTATTACACCAAGGTTGATTTCCTGAATGACACCAAGGGCGAGGTTGTTACTGAAGAATTTATCTTCGACCGAGTACCTTCTGAAGCTGAAATGACTGCTGCCATCATGCAGCACATCAAACACTTGAAGGCTCGCTAATGGCTGTCCAGACAGTTACAGCCAACGTGAATGCTGATGCGATTGCATCGGGTGCATGGCGTTCCAATGACTCTCTGACCATCAATAATGGCGCAGTGGTTACGGTCAACACGGATCAAGCTAGGTTCTGGAATAGCATCACCATCAACAACGGCAAGCTGCGCATTGAGAATACCAGTACGACTGATGCCATTCGTTTCATCATGGGGCGGGTATCAGGAACCGCAGCAGGCAACATCACACCTGCCTCTGGATTGGGTTCTGTGGAGATTGCAGGTAACTGGATTGAAATAGGTACGAGTAACGGTACAGCAGGCCAGACTTTCACCGTGCCTTACCGTGATTACGTGGCTGCGTTGTGGGTAGAGACTGCACCTAGTTCTGGCGTCTATGAGTCCTGGGCGAATGCTGGTGAACCTTACGGTATGGTTCCTAAATGGCTGTTGTCTGGTCTTGCTGCGTTTGGTAAAGGCCGCAAGGGCATGGTGTTTAAACAAACCCCTAATACCGCACAGCATCGCAATATCGTTCTGACCAACTGTTCCATTACCAATGCCAGCCGTATTGCTACGGTAAGCAGCACAACTGACTTATCTCCAGGCGCACATATCACTGGTTCAGCAGGTATTACTGCGAATACGGTAGTTGAGAAAGTGCTGTCTGCCACTCAGTTTGAAATGAATGTGGCGGCTACGGCTACCAGTTCAGTCGTTACGATGACTATCTATACCACTTGGGAAGTACAGCATACAAACCAAGTGGTATTCGGTGATGACTTCGACGGTGCGATTCCGCCGAATGGTTGCAAGATCAGAATCCCGAACATCATGGTGACGCATGTATGTGGCGAGAATATTCACAACGGGGCAGTCACTGGAACCTATATCGCCTTAACTAATTCAGGTAGTTTGATTGCCGATACTTGCTTATTTGATGTGGCTCCGGGTAACTATACCGGAGCAGAGAAACTTTCACTGAAACGTATTGGTTGTAGTTATCCGCCAACGCTCAGTAAGGTTTACGGCATTGATATTGATGATATGTGTGTGGCGGTACGTCCCTTCCGTAATCATTGGGGAGCAACTACACCTGTACTTGATACTACTGCAACCAACGCTGGAAGCAACGGCACGCTTTGGGCTATTAGCTACATTACCGGTTCAGTTAAAAAAATACACATAGCCGCCACTAAACAGATTGGTGGTGGTACTTCCAGCATTCTGCGCTTCGACTATTGCGATGGACTTACTTTAGAAGACACTCGTCTTATTTGTCAGGGTGGCAGAAATGCTCAATCCATGCTTGCGCTATATTATGTCAATAACTCAATTATTGATGGTGTAGAAACGTATGGTGGCCCACCCATTCGTTTTGTCACTTCTTCTGATAACAAAGTAAGTAACGTAGTGTTTGGAATGAGTGTGTATTCAGAAGGTGTTTCTTACGATTACACTAGGTACACTCTGTCGGCACAATATGATCCGGTAACAGGTAATCCGTTAGCTGAAAATACGCGGTACTATATTAAGCCATTCTGGCAAGAGTATGCCAATATGGGCTACACCGGCTTCTTTGGTGATTGGAGGGAGCATTCTGCTGTTCCGCACCTCATGCCTACAGATGGTGTTCCTCAAGTATGGATAACGCCGGGAAACAATACGGTTTCTATAGGCTGGACTAGACTTGATCCAACACACACATCTCCAGCTTATGAGGTCTATCGGTCTACTGATCCTGCGGTTCCTGTAAGAGATGCTGGCACTCGGGTATTTACGACAAGTACGGTAACTATTGTTACTGCGGCAGACAATACGGCAGTCAATGGAACCACTTATTACTATGTGTTGCGTAAATATGCCTCTGCCGGTGTTTATGTAGATACACCTGCATTAAGAGCCACGCCTAAAGCATCGCTTCCATATACAAACTTTGCCAGATACTCCCACGACATTAGTAGTTCAACATGGGTTAAGTCCAATATCACAGCGGGGTCTACAGCAGCATGGGCTGGCTCTGGTATGGATGGAAATAAAGGTACGTCAATCAGACAACTGCTTGCAACGGCAGAGGCAGGTAATGGAACGGCAACACTCTCCGTTACTGGTCTAACAATAGCGACTACCTACACTGCATCTATACTGATGCAGGCAGTTCCACGCAAGGCAACGAATACCCTTTACCCAACGGTGGCTGGTAGGATTACCTTTGGTACAGCATTTACTGATTTCACGCTGACAGATACGTTAGAAGTAAAGCACGTCACTTTTGTTGCTACTGCAACAAGCCATGATTTAGTTATACGAATGAATAGATCGGCTGACGTTATTGCTTATGAAGGTGTATTTGTAACAGGCACTTCAACTCCTGTATTTACGCAAGAAACTGCTGCTGCCGCAGTCACTCCGGATATTGGTATGAATTATGCGGGTTCTAGGGGTTATACGAGTGGAGGTGAAACTCGCAACCAAGGAATAATCCTTACCGGAAATTCTAACTTGGTGTGGAATATATGGTGCGTTGGCACTGATCCTGACTTTGTACCAAGCAAGGAAAACATTCTGTATTGGACCGCTGTTGCAACACCATTCTTTGTATTTACTACATCCTCAAATAGAAATGTATTAGAAAACGTAACACAATCTGGATGGGGTGGTGCTGTTCAGGCAGCCTTTAATTTAACGGCTTCAAGTTCAGATAACTATATTCGTAATATTGATCTGAAATTAGGCACTGGGTTTTTCAGTGGCACATCTGCTAATATAGATATTCAGTTTGACTCAAACAGAAACCGTTTTAAGAATATTCAAATAGATGGCAATATGGTGAGAGGGGCTAGCAATCCAGTTGTTTATGCGTTGAATACCGCCAGCGATACAATTTTGGAAAATGTAAGAACTGAATTCGGAAGTGCTGCCTTATATACCTATAACAATGGCATGATATTCAAGGGAGTGGGTGGTGGTAGCTCGTCTAAACCAGATGGGGCGGCGACTACGCCTCTTTGGAATATTGGTAGCACTACAGATGGTTTAACGCAAAGCGGCTTAGGCGTGTTCGACACTCACTTTGCCGAGATGTATCACACTGCGACTACGGGTGCGTTAGGTCTGGTATTTACTGCCTCTACTCAAGCCGTCAAGCCTTATGAACTCACTGGTCTAGCTGCCTTCTCCAATACCGGCAGGCTATATCTTCAGCAAGCAGGGGACTCTGTAACTTACACTTGGCCGCATAAGATTTATGGGGTGAGTGGCTTTAGGTCAATTCTGCCCAAGGTCTATTGCGAACAGCTTAATTCGGGCATTACGAATGCGGATATTCCGCAAGCCATACTGATTGAAGTTCAAGTTGATACAGGAACGGGTTATGGTGGTTGGATTGAAGCCACCCCTGCAAATCTTGCTGGCATCACGGTATCGGCTACTGTGGGTTTCAACCTGAAGGTTCGGATTACTGCACGTCAGTTCTTTATTTACCAAAGCCAAACCAATAACTTCGTAGTTGGTGAAACTGTTCGCCACATTGCCGGGGGTGGCACTGCTCGGATACTTGCAGACTTTGATACTGGCGCTAGTGGGTTATGTGTAGTGGATCAGGTTGTTGGAAATTGGACAACAGCCACTAACATTGTCAGGGATTCGGATAGCCAAGCGAGAGCAAATCTTGTGTTGGTCAATACGTCCTTCGCTTTCGGCCCATCATTCAATAGCTTCATCCAAGGTCTGTACCTCTGGACCACGGTAGACCAAACGGCTACCTATCCTGATGACATGACTACGGTGACTTTCACTGGTCTGCCTACAGGTTGCGACATTGTGATTCTGACCGCTGGCACAAACACCATCATTGATCAGGTTGATCAGAACGTAGGGACTTCCTACGCCTATGCCTACGCAGGCACGCCCACGATTGATGTGGGATTCATTAAGCCGGGGTATCAGGTGCAATTCATTCGCAATCTGACGCTAGGGCTGACCAGTTCGACTATTCCTGTTTCCCTCATCCAAGATCGTAACTATATTTAAGGAAATATATGGCAAAAATTACTTCAAAAACATTACTAGCTGTAGGAACAGAAGTTAGTATTGATGAACCAAATCGTGTAATAACATTGAATGTAGCTGGGGATTTAGTGGCCAAGGATGGTGTCACTTGGCAGGCACTTTACTCCTTCTTTGTTGACTTATGGGCAACCCCAACTTATCAAGATAGTCCGTTTCCATTCTACGCCATTGATGCGCTGTCTGGTCAGTTCCAGATTGGTACAGATGGTGCAACCTTCTCTGGATGGACTTTCAATTCTGATGCAACGCGTAACATGCTGCGAGATGGTGGTTGGTCAGAGTATTCAGCTGCTGGAGTACTATTGCAGCAGTATTCAGGTTTCGTAGGTCTTGGTAGTATTACTCCGGCTAGTACTGTACAACCATATTATCATCTAGCACCAACAGATGCACCAACTAACTTCCCCTTTACTGATCAATTCAACGTTGGTATTAAAGTATTTGGTGATGCTACTCATGGTAACTTTGATAAACGTACTTATGCAAAGACATTCGCACGTGAGTATGGAAAAAAGTTCAAATCTTCTATTCTAGCAGATACCGGTGCTACTGCTACCGGGGCTAATAAACAGAACTTTCTAGTATCTAATGAGGATGACTTAAAGATTACTGGATTATTAGGTGATGTACAAGCTACAGCTGATACAGCTATGACTGGTGCACCTTATAACGGTATTACAGTTGCCTACTATACAGTTAATCAAACTCGTACTATTGCAGGGGCTTCAAGAAACTTCAAGATTATTATCGAAGGCAATGGTGGTACTTTAGAGCAGATTTACGCTAAGGTTCAATATCTATTGCGCCAAGGTACTGATATTAATACTAGTGGAACAGCAGGTACTAAAATTGGTAAAATCCAAGATGAGTTACTACGCTTCGTTGGTGACATTTTAGTAACTTCACCTTCAGTTTATATTGATGATGTTCTATCCGCAGATAGTAATAGAATTGAGTTCTACGATGATTCTAATACTCTACGTACTAACCCATATACAGCAGCAGGTACAATGTCTTTCAATTCAGTACTAGTAGGTGCTGGATCCAGCTATCGCTTAATGTTTACTACACCACCTGGTGCCGGTAATGACTATGGTGAGACTGGGGCTATTACAGTTAATAATGCTGCTGGTACTCCAATTACTGGAACTATATCTGCCGGTAGTATTGACTTTGATTACGATTATGATGGTAATGTACAGGGTGGATTTGCAGGAGGTACTGATAGAGCAGTTACTCTAATCGGTATTAAGCCAGGTACTGGTAAGTTCGCTGTTGCTAGTGGTACTCTATCACGTACTAAAGGTATTAGTCTATCATTGGTTGCTGAAACCGACCGCGTATACGCATAAGGAGATATTGTGAGCAAGTTCATCTTTGATGGACCAACTTTGAGTATTGAAGGTGACCAGCTTGCTGTAGTAGGTGGAGTATTCCAGTTTACTGCTCAGGAGTTGTACTCTGAGTGGGTAGATTGGACTATTCAAGGAGATAATTTAAAGTATCCACCAGCCTTTTCCACGGCTGGTGGAGACTCCTTAGGTGGCGGAACTTTTCTAGGGGCATATGTCTTTATTAGAAATGATTTAGGTTGGAGAGGAGTTCCTCCAGATGTAGGTAATGTACAAGTAGTAATAGATGGTAATTTTTATCCAACAGATCCAAACCTACCATTTTTTATACCTTGGCCCATGGCAACTACAATAATACAGTCTAGAGTTTCGCAAATGACTCAGGCTTTATCTACTACTGGAACACCTGCCCCTACTGCTAATGAAAACGCTGCTGCAGTATTAGCTGCTGCACAAGTTACACCAATACATGCAGATATACAAAAAGTTAATAATATAGAAGTTACCGGAATAGGTACTGAACTTAATCCTTGGGGGCCTATATAATGTGGAAAAACTCCTGGGGTAAATCCTGGGGTTCTTCTTGGAAATATATAGTAGTTTCATTCAGAAGAGTTCCTCTAAGTAGGATAATAGTGGTCACCCACAGATAGGAGTACATATGGCAATAAAAAAACTTCAGAAAGATCCAGAAGCTAAGTTAGACTACTTAATGGATTTCGCATCAAAAACAAATAATAGACCTGGAGCTACTACAGATTATTTACAAGTATTAGATTCGGAAACTATAGTATCAGCCACAGTAGTATCTAGCAAACCAGCTGAGTTAGTAGTAGTATCTTCAACTATATCAGATAGTAATACTTCAGTACTATTCTGGTTAGATGGTGGTTTAGTTGGGAAAGAGTACATAGTAGTAGTATCTATTGTAACATCTTTAGGTAGAGAAGATGATAGAAGTGTAAAAATCCAGGTGGTGAATAAATGAGAAACCTAATTACAGTCGACGATTATAAGCTCTATACAAATATTAGCAGTACAGATCAAGATGAGCGCATTGAGCTATTAATACCTTATATTAGTCAGTTAATTAAAAATTATTGTACTAGAAGTTTCATTGATAGCTATGATGCTGATACTGAGGAATTTTTAGATATTGTACAATATTATAATGGAGGAGATGACTATCTATATACAGAGGAATTTCCTATACTTAGTGTAGAAGAGGTTGCTTATTCAGAAGACAGTGGTCAAACATATATACCACTAGCAGAGTATACTGATTATCTAATTGATAGACAAAATGATAGACTAGTCATATTTGGTGCTGCTGATATTAATTATCCAAACTACTTCAAGATTACATATAGAGCTGGTTACTCAGTACTTCCAGGTGACTTGTATATAGCAGCTCTAGATTTACTAGAATACTATATGAAGCGTGAAGCATCTCCTAGAAAAACCCAAGGTTCTGTTAGTATTGAGTACATTCGTAGTTCTGATTTCCCTCATCACATTAAGCGTGTCCTAGATTTATATAGGGTTATTAGATAATGAGTAAGAAAGCTCTTGGTGAATTATTAGATGAGATTACAGCAGCAATACCTATTAATGAGCTAGGTAACAAGGTAGTTGGTAGTAAAGAGAGAACAACTACTTCCGATCTAAGAACTAATTTAAACAAAACAGTACATGTACTAGTAATAAGTGAAGAGCTACTAAAGTCTTTAGCTCCACAATCTATAGATAAATTAGCAACTAAAGATAAAAGTGCAGTATACGCAATATTAGCCGCGTATAGGAAAACTAGGAAGCATAGATCTGGCAGAGTACCTCATAGGACTATAAGTAGTACTGGTGAAAAGGGCCATATATTAACTTTTGATTCATTTGATCAAGTTAGATCTTTTATTAGTTCAATAAACCTACTAGATAGAGATACTAGTATACTTAATTATGTAAAAGATAATAATAGTATTAAGGAAGAATTTATAAGGTTATCCGGAGTAGGTGAGGCTATATTTAGCCAACCAAAAGAATTCAAAACTATACTATCTATTTTAAAGAATGGGGGTAAAGAAGCACAGGCCCTACATGCCAAGCTATATAGCAAGGAACTTGATCTAGGTTTTGACGTAGGACATAATATACCGGTTGCTTATAAGAAAATAGAATTAATCGCCTCTAATAAAGATTTACTAGATAGATTAGTAAGGGATACCATAGCCCAGATACCTCAATTAAATAAACCAGGAAAAACACTAACAGAAGCAGAAATCAAGAAACTAGTTACTGGCATACAAAAAGCTGCAATATCAAAAGCAAAAGAAACTGTAGTTAAGCACAACTTCACAGTAGAAAAAACAGAATTTGATATAAAAAAGCGTAGAGGAGCAGTAACAGTATTTATAGAATCCTCTCCTAGAAATCAAGGTGGAGATTCAGAGTCTAGAATTACTAATGAGTTTAAACGATTAGTAATGGAATCTCTATTTTCTACTATTCGCAATAATAAAAAACTAGGTAAGGATTATACAGGTACTATAGATCTACACGGTTCTAAGTCATTCAGAGAACAAATAACTGACCATATAGTAGATACTATACTAGGCAGCAAAAATACTAAAAGTACTAATACTATATCTAGGGTCACAAAACAAGTATCTCATAAATTAAATACAAATACTGCTTCCAATAGAATAAATAACCAGTCTTCACTAATAGTTAAAGCAAAAAATACTAGTAGACTTCGCTCAACTTCAGGAGCTTTCCAGTCAGTAGTAAATCTACAGGGTCTTCTATCCGCACGGCTTCAGGAAGTAATACGTAAGAATATGGCGCCTCCGGCGCTAACTTATCAAACTGGTAGATTTGCAGAGTCAGTTAAATTAAACTCTGTGCAGTTTGATAGTAGACAAAACGCACTAACTGCTTTTTTAAGCTACATGAAGTATCCTTATGCAACTTTTGAACCAGGGGGTGACCAAGGTAGCATAGATAAGAGTCCTGTAGCTTTAATAGATAGGTCAGTAAGAGAAATAGCAGCACAACTAACTAAGTCTAGGATGAGAACGGTAATAGTATAGACTGGAAAATATAGTTGAAATTATTTTTCTACTATTATATAATGTGTGGGTTAATATAAAAAGAGAGGAATTATGAGTGCAAGAAGCTCCATAGCTAAAAAACTAGCTGAAAAGATCAAAAGTATAAATGGGGCCTCTCCATTTAAAAGTACTCTGTTTCCTAGCAACATACTTACTAGACTGGTATTCTGGGACGAGCTCTCAGACTTTCCAGCAGTATGTATAGTTCCGGGTAGTGAAACTAGAGAATATCACCCAGGAGGATTTAAGTGGGGATTTTTAAATGTCTCCCTTAAATTATATGTCAACTCAGAAGACCCAACTAGTAAGCTAGAGGATCTTCTACAAGATGTAGAGCAGGTTGTTACAGATAATGAACTGCTAGAATATGAAACTGGTAAGAGTACAACAGAGATTCTTATCACTTCAATAACCACAGATGAAGGACTACTAGCACCATTTGGTGTTGGTGAAATGAATTTATCAATAAGATACGAAATTTAGTACAATGCTAGTAAATACTGACTACGTTATTAATTTCGTATATAGGAGAATTTTATGGCAGTAAATTTAAGTAGAAATACAAAGGTATTCTTCAGCACAGCTACTACTGATGTTCTAGGTGACTATACCGCGGCTAATACTTTCGAAATTCAAGTATTAGATGGCTATAGCTTTAGTCAGAATACAGAACAACAAACTATTACATTATCAGAAGCAGGAACTGCTCCAATTCGTGGTGAACGTGCTTTCAATAGTAAACTAAATCCAGTAGATTGGAGTATGAGTACATATATTAGACCATACAAACCAGCAGCAGTAGTAACAGCCCCAGAAAAGTATTTATGGAATGCTTTAATGGGTAGTGCATCTATCAGTTCCACAGCAGTAACCGGATGGACGGGAGGTACAGTAGCTCTAGTCAACGGTTCTTATGCTATGACCTTAACTAAGGCAGCAAATACTGTAGCTTTAGGGGACATGGTCAGAATTACAGGAACAACTGGATTAACAGGTAGTTCTACTGGTAATGGTTACTTCAGAGTAGTAGGAAAAAGCGGTAATGATATAATTGTAGACTTAGAAACTACAGTAGCCCCAACAGGACCTAATGGTACAGTTACATCCTCATCTATATTTACCGGTCAGTGGCACGAAGAAGCAAGTAAAGCAGTATCTTCTACTCTAGGTTCAAATAAGAATGAACTACAGAAGTTTACTCTTATCTTCAAAGTAGATAATACAATCTATAAGGTTGCAAATGCTGCGGTTAACCAAGCAGAGATCACTTTTGATTTACAAGGTATTGCAATGATTGCATGGAGTGGATTTGGTACTACACTAACTTCCCCGGCTACCTTACAAACATGGACTGGTAGTAACTATACCCCCTTCCCAACCAATGATGCTAAATATTACATTACCAATAAACTAAGTACTACTACTTTAGTTAGTAATATTAGTGGTACAGCAGGGAATACTTATAGTTTACCAATTACTGGTGGTAATTTAACTATTAATAATAATATTGAGTATCTAACTCCTGAAAATATGGGTGTTGTTAATAACTCTATTGGTTACTTCACAGGTACACGTTCCATTACTGGAAGTTTAAATGCTTACCTAAAAACTGGTTCTTTTGAGTCAGCAAAGCTACTAACCGATATTCTAGCAGGTCTTACTACTACTTCTGAAACTAAGTTTAAACTTCAGATTGAAATTGGTGGTATTTCTAACCAAACTAGAGTTGAGATGTTGATGGATGGCTGCCAATTACAAGTACCTACTGTAGACATTCAAGACGTAGTTTCCACAACTATTGGATTTACTGCTCAAGGTTACCAAGGCACCGACTATAATATTGAGAAGACAAATAACCTAGTAGTTTCCTACTACGGTATCCTATAATAAAAGAGGAGGGCTTTATGCCCTCCTATTTGGAGAAATAATTTAATGGTTTCACTACAATCACTATTGACCCCTTCTAAAGTAGTTGAGGTTGATTTTCAAGACAAGATTGGTTTCAAAGTTAAAGTCGCTTTCCTTTCAAGAGAAGAACTAATTAAGTTGCGCAAAGCTTGCGTTACTACAAAATTTGATAGAAAAACTCGTCAACCTATCGAAGAACTAAATGACGAACTATTTACTAAGAACTACGTAGCCTCCGTTGTAAAAGGATGGACTGGTCTTAAGTATGAGTATCTGCAAGACCTAATGCTGGTGGATCTATCTAGTATTAAAGATTTAAATGAAGAATTAGAGTATTCAGAAGAAAACGCTCTAGTACTTATGAAGAATTCAACAGAATTTGATAATTTTATCTCCGATGTTACGAGTGATCTATCAAATTTTCAGAAATTCAGTTCGAAGAACTAATTAGTAAGATAAAGAACTTCTCCCAAAATAGACATGCTAACATGTCTAGGGATATGTACTTTGATATGTGTGAGCAGTTAGGCTCCGAACCTTTAGAGGATGAAATCCCTATTGAGCTAGGAGACTTACCTGACGAAGCTCAAGAGGCTTGGACAATTTATTGTTATTTACCTGATAGGTATGATTCCTTCAGTGGACACTATTTTGGAAAAGCTATTGAGAACATATCAAATTTATTCGAACTGTTTGGTATAACAGATAGAGTATCTGTATTAAAGATAGTTACTCTATTTGACCGTCAGGAAACCGAACAAATAAATAGTAAGAAAAAGAAATGAGGGCTGTGTATGGCTGATACTAGAAAAGTAACGGTAGAAGTAACAGATAATGGTACTTTAAAACAAGTAGCAGGCGAGGCACGCAAGCTAAACGATGTATTAGACCGTACCGCACAACCTAGAAAAGTGCAAACACGGGCGGCTTCGGCTGCCCTTTCTGCGTCTGGTGGTATAGGCGGAGGAGCCATTCCTCCAACCACAGAGGGCCTGGGCCGCGGAACTGCAGGTGCACAAGGTAGGGGTGACGCGCGTGACTTCGGCAGACAAGCCCAAGGGCTAGGTGGCCTAGTTCACTTATATGCTACATTCGCAGCTAACGTATACGCTGTAAGTGCTGCATTCAACGCCTTATCAAAAGCCGCTGATTTCACTAATATGGAAAAAGCAGCAGATATACTATCTAGAAAAGTAGGTGCAAGTATTAATGGCCTAGCTAAAGATATGAAGGATCTAACCGACGGAGCTATATCTATGGCTGACGCCCTAGGTTCCGCCTCATTAGCTAGTTCTGCGGGATTAACAACTACTCAGATTAAAGAATTAACTACTGTTGCCAAAGGTGCCTCTATTGCGCTAGGTCGCGATATGACTGATGCCTTACAACGCGTATTCCGTGGTACTATTAAGATCGAACCAGAACTATTAGATGAATTAGGTTTAATGGTAAAAGTAGATGATGCAAATAAAGCTTACGCAAAAACTCTAGGTAAAACTGTATCAGTACTAACAGACTATGAGCGTAGACAAGCTTTCGTTAATGCAGTAACTACTCAAGGTATAAATAAGTACAAAGAACTAGCAGATCAAGCCGCTAATCCCTTCTCTAAACTATTTTCTACAATTAAAGATCTAAGTACTGGTGTACTAACTACTATGAACTCAGTATTAGGCCCATTTGTGAATATGCTTTCTCAGAGTCCTACTGCCTTGCTACTTGGTATGATTGCTATAGTAGGTTTATTACTTAAGCAAGCTATACCTGCTATAGGTAATATGAGGGAGGCATGGATTGCTTCTAGTAAAGCTGCGCAAGATGCGGTAGAGTCACAAATAGCCGCTATTGAGGCAAAGCAAAAAGCTTTGATAGATGCAAAAAATGAAGAAAAAAGATTATCACAAGTAGCCCTTAAAGAAACTCAATCTAACTTAGAGAAGGGTTTAAAGAAAACACTAAGTGGAAAACAATTTGATAGTTTAAATACTAATATTAATTCTTTATTATGGGGCAAACCCGAAGACATAAATAAAAATAGAGACCTAGCTTTAGCTTCTGTTGATAGTGCTCTAAAAGACATAGATAAAAAAATAAAACAAAAACAAGCTGAGTTAGCTAGAATAGGTAAAAGTGGTGATAAAGAGCTAAAAAAACTAGAAACTCAACGTACTGCACTACAAAGCCTACAAGGGGATAATGGATTAATACAGCAGACATCTACTTCAGCAGGTCAAGCTGCCTCGGCTAATGCTACTACGCATGCACATGAGAAGGCTTTACAAAGTCTAAAAATAGAGGGGCAGGCACTAGAGCATGTAGCTAATAAAAGAAAAGCTTTATCAGCAGTATATGAAAAAACAGAATTATTAGGCTTTCGCAATGGTTTCGCAGATCTAAATAAAGAGATTGCTAAACTTAATTTAAGTCCTTTTGAAGCCGGTATGTTAAGACTACGTGGTGGATTAGGTGCACTAACTATAAGTGTAGGAAGGCTATTAGGTACTTTTTCTGTCTGGGGTGCCACCGCAGCAATATTACTACCTATATTAGGTGGTATAACTAATGCATTAGGATTAACTACAGATCATGCGGCTAAGTTAGAAGAAAGCATGACTTCTCTAAATAGTAAGCTAGATCTAAGTAAAAAAATTAGTGAAGATTTAAAGGTAGCTGGTGACTTTCATACTATATTTGAGCTAAATGCTTCGTCTGCTATGAGCTTCGCAGAATCATTAGGTGCAGTAAGTGAAGCAATGAAAAAGTATAATGACTTTAAAGCTAATGCTGGACTACTAACATCGTACTTTGATGACATGGCTAATATGTTTACTCTTGGGTATGGAGGTAGTGGCGGTAAAATTGCTATGGATCCTATCATGGAAGAATTTGATAGGAGGATGGCTACAGATAAGAAATTTGCTGCTGCTAATAAAGATACTTTCACAACCAATATTAAAGGGGCCAGTACCACAGCTGCAGCATCTTTTAGAAGAGCTAATGCACTAGGACTTGGTGATACAGAAGACGTAGTAAGAAAAGTATTCAGCGCTCTAAATGACCCCAAATTGAGAAAAGAGGCCAAAGAGTACGCCGATACCGCTTCAGGAATGTCAAAGAATCTAAAAGAACTTAATGATATTTCTAGTGATTATATTATTTCTATTACTAATCAATCAAAAGAGTTAAAGGCTCTTAATGCTTTTAGTACTTCTAGTGCACAAGCTATTAAACTTCTAGATAAAAATGATCTTACTAAATCTGGTGCTAATATTCAAGAATTTTTATCTGGCATTACAGATCAATTTGAAGAAATGTCTGGTATAAGTCTACCAGCGGATCTAGAATTATTACGTACTAGGCTAAATAGATTACAAGAAGATGTAAATAATAACTATAAAACAGCTATGGAATTGGCTGGGTCTGATAAAGATCTTCAGAAAAAAGCAGAGGATGATAGAGCAAAATCTCTTAGTCAAGGTACTAGTTCACTACTAGGCTCATACGGTGGAATTGAAAAAGTACAACAGGACTATATCGGATATTCATTAAAAGCTTCAAAAAGTTTAGCAGACTTAGCTACTGCAGCCGGACGCGCATCCTTGGCACAAACTAGTCTATCCGCTAAGCTTAAAGAAACTCAATTTTATGGTAGTTTTTCAAAAGAAGGAGAAGCTAGAGCTATTAGAGAAGCACGTAAAACTGAAGAAAAAATAGCAAATATTCAAATAAAAGCAGAAAAAACTAATGCAGCAGCTATAGATGCTCAAAAATCAAATACAGAGCAACAATTAAGAACTGCTCTATCTTTAGCCTCAAAAGAACTATTTAAGAATAGCAAAAGCAATAATCCTAGTCCTCTAGGTACAGGATCTGTAAAAGATCAAGCTATCCAAGCTTTATCAGTAAAAGAACTTGATGGGTCTATAGCATCTCAAATTCTATCCTTAGTTAATAGTTTAGAGTCCTTAGGGGCTGCTAGTGTAATTGCAACTCTAAAAATAGACTCAATCAGAGCCTCCCTAGGCAAAGCTAGAGAATCCGAGGCTAGAGCAGAATTTAAGGAAACTGATGCTGAAGCTGATAAGAAATTTAAACCTGAAGAAGATAAACTATTCGAAGAGCTCAATAATCTAGAGAAAAAATCACAAAGTATTGCATTACTAGATTCATCTTACTTATCTGCTAGAGTAGATAGTGAAATTAATCTTATTAAAGCAAAAGCTGATATATTACAATATGAGAAAGATTTAGCAATAAAGATAGGGGAGTATAATACTCTTGTAGAACAATTAATAAAAGATCCTACTAATGTATCTATAGGAGAAGCTGTAGTTGGTAAAGCTAGGGCTAGGGATGAAGCTTTCAAAAAAGGTGAACCACTACGTGACCTACCCAAGGTTATACAAGACGAAGAAAATTTAAGAATTAGAAAAACTAACCTAGAAATAACTGAAAAACTTTCTGATAATTTAAGTGAACAAGTAGACCTAGCCTCTTCCTACTCTGATTATTTACTTAGTGTATCTACTAACTATAGTAAAATTGCTGAGTTTAATACAGTAAGTACTCAAACACTACTAGAACAATATTCAATACAAGAGAGAATACTTGAAGCTCAAATAGCTATTGAAAAATCTAAAGTTGGAGATATAGAAGCAGAACAGAAGATAGTAGACTTACAACAGCAACACTTAGCTTTTAAATTAGATACTCATCAAAAATTAACTGATCTATTTAAAAAGGAAACTGAGCTCAGCTTAAAAATAAGAGAGCAGTCTGGTAGAGCTTCAGATATTTTTGGTACTGAAGGACTACAAGAGGCTATAACTATAGCCATGGATAGAATAGAGGAAACTACAGGTAAATCTAAGTCTGTTATGTCTCAACTGGCTACTGGAATTGTAGATTCTGCAGATATAATAGTAGATAGTTTTACTACTATGATACAGAAAATGGATGAGACAAAATTAACTTTCAAAGCTTTTAGTGATATGGTCAGAAATACTTTAAGCGACATGTTTAGGGATATGGCCTCAGACGCATTTAAAAATGCTATGAAGAGTGGAATCAAGTTACTAGCAGCAAATTTTGGGTATGATACTCGTACTAACCAAGAAAAAGCGGCTAGTGCACTACAGATTACTGCTAATAGTTCTCTTGATCAACTAAAGTTAATTCAACAGGATATGAGGGCTTTACTACAGGCATTAGTACCAGGTAAGATAGATCCTATAGCTCAACAAGGCATAGATTTGGATAAACAGTATAACCTTGATTGGGAGAAAGCTAATAAAGCTAATGATACTGGAGTTAGAACATCCCCATATCCATATCCAACTAGTGCATCTATTATGTCTAGGCAACTAGATGGTGTATCTAGTATTGGCGCTACTAGCGCACCAGCTGGAACTTACGATCCTTTAGTACAGCCAGTTAGTTCTACAGCAGCTTCCGCTAAAGAAACTAATAGACTTCTTAACGAGATAGCACAAAAGATTAACCCAGGCAGTATACCCGTACCGGATGTTATGCAACCACCAGCTATGCAAGATAGTAGTATACCTACTCTGAATAAGACAGCCACTACTAATATTGAGAAGGGTGGAACAAAAATAGACGTAGCTGCTGATAAGTTTAACATGGCTACTACTGTTATGCATGGAGCAGTAGGTGCTTTAGTTGGTGCACTTGCTACTGGAGGTAGTGCTAAAGGGGCTCTCGGTGGAATACTAATGGGAGTAGCAACTAGTGTTATTAGTGGTGGTATAACTGGTGGATTAACTAGTATTTTTGCAAAAGCGAAAGGTGGTATTGTAGGTCCATTAGGTGACATGCCCCTCCATAAATATGCTAGAGGTGGTATAGCTACATCACCACAGATGGCACTATTTGGGGAAGGTAGTAAAAATGAAGCATATGTACCACTACCAGATAATCGTAGCATTCCTGTTACCCTAAAAGGAGGTAGTGGTGGAGCTACTTTTGGGGATACTAATATTACAGTAACAGTAACTAATAGTGGTAGTGTAGATACATCTATTTCTGCTGATCAAGCTACTAACCTAAGTAAAGCTTTAAGCGTTTCAATTAAAGCTACTATCCAAGAAGAACTTATGAAACAGATGAAACCTAGAGGAATGTTACATGGCTGATATCTTTACCTACGTACCCTCTAGGGGGTTCTCCAGAACTAGTAAGCCCACTGTCAATACTGTTAAGTTTGGTAGTGGGTACTCTCAAAGAGTTGCCTATGGAATAAATAACTTAGACGATTCTTGGGATCTACAATTTACTAACCAACCACTATCTACTGCAAATAATATACTTGATTTTTTAGCTTCTAAAGGTGGTATTGAATACTTTTTATTTAAGCCACCAGGTGAAGCTGAATTTTTCAAAGTTATTTGTGAAGACTGGTCTACAGAGTACACTTCTCATATAAGTAGAAGTATAAATGCTACATTCAAAAGGGTTTACGATTTAACATGAGTATATTAACAGAATTAAGAAAATCCTCTCCTAGTAAGATTATAGATTTATTTAGTGCGGACTTGTCTACCGTAGGAGGTTCTGAGGTGTTAAACTTTTTCTCGGACACTAATGAGTTGGGTAATAGTTTAGTTTTTGATTCTGAAACCTATATTGCCTACCCATTTGAGATGAAAGGTTTTGAGTGGGATGGTGCTGGTCAACTAGCAACCCCTAAACTAACAATAGCTAACTTAGGTGGATTGATAAGTGAGTATAATAGATTATATCAAGACTTATTAGGATTAAAAGTTACTCGAATTCGCACTATGTTAAAATACATAGATGCAGTAAACTTTGAAGAAGGTAACCTAGAAGCTGACCCTGAGGCTCAGTTTCCTAAAGAAGTGTACTTTATTGATCGTAAGGTAGTAGAAACTAATACTACTGTAGTTTATGACTTAGTATCTGCTCTTGATGTTAGTTCCGTTAAATTACCTCGTAGACTAATTATTCAAAATATTTGTCAGTGGAGGTATAAAGACGCTAATTGTAACTATCTACCTTCAGCACACGAGAACAGAATGTTTACTAGTGTAGGTACACCAACAACAGACCCCCTATTAGACGTTTGTGGTAAGAAACTATCAGACTGCAAACTAAGATTTGGCGCAAGTTCAGTATTAAATTATGGAGCCTTTCCAGGTGCAGGATTATTTAGCTAATTTTATAGAGTACGCTGAAGCTAATATACTAAAAGAAGCCTGTGGAGTAATTGTAAATAATTCTTTTATACCTTGCACTAATATAGCAATTGATAAGGATACTTTTATAATTGATCCTATAGAATATTTAAAGGCTTCTAAACAGGGTGCTATACAGTTTATTTGTCATAGTCATTTAACTGGATCCTCTAAGCCTACGCCAGCAGATATCTATGGATGTAATAAGAGTAAAGTACCTTGGTTTATATATTCATTAGTTGACAAAACTAGTAGTATAAATGCACCTACTGATTATAAATTCCCCTTTCTAGGTAGACCCTATTATTTCGGTACCCTAGACTGCTGGGGCTTAGTAGGAGATGTACTACTAGAAGAGAAAGGTATTAAAGTTGGTAGGCCAAAAGTTACAGAGCAGGACTGGTTCAAATATGAAGAAAATTTATTTGAAAAGTATGCAGATGATAACGGCTTTGAAAAAGTAGTAGATAAAACACTAAATAAGTATGATGTATTATTATTTAAAGCTGGTCGAACTAAAATACCTAACCATTCAGGTATAATGTATGATAATGGTACATTTTTACACCATACAGCCAATAGAATTTCTTCACAAGAAATATATGGAGGCTACTGGAATAAATGTACAGTGGCCTTATATAGGCATAGAGAGTTAAAATGAGAACAGTATACCTATATGGTGATCTAGCAGAGCTATTCACGGATAAGATAGGCCTTGAAGTTAAGTCTATTCGTGAAACTATACGTGCACTATCAGCTAACTTCCCTAATTTTGCCAATTATATGCTAGAGCATAAACCTGGCTTTCATATTAAGGTTGGAGATATTCTTCGTGAAGAAGATACTCTTGAGGAACCAATCGGTAATAAAGATATTCATCTAATACCTGTAGTTGCTGGTTCTGGTAAACTAGGTATGATAATTGCGGGGGCTTTCCTAATCTATATGACAGCAGGTGCTGCATCAGGTGCAGTTCTCGGGTCCTCTACTTTCGCGGGCACCACTGCAGGCTCTTTCTGGCTAGGAAGTACTGGAGCCATATCTGCTAGTGTGGCTGCCTCTCTTGGTCAAATTGGTGTAGGTTTAGTAATGGCAGGTATTTCTGCTGTTCTATTTGCTCCACCAAAGCCTAAAGCCCAAAAATCTACAGAAAATACTCCAAATACTTATTTTAGCGGTGCTGTAAATACTGTAGCACAAGGGCTACCAGTACCAATTGGTTATGGGGAGCTTATTATTGGTTCCGCTATTGTAAGCGCTACATTTAGTGTAGATAGTGGGGCGGGAACTAAAAAATACGAGTGGAGCTTTCCAGCCTCTGGTACTGTTGGCTGGACACTTATTTCTGGTACTACTTATCAGAGTAATAGTCTGAACATAAAATATAATACAAATTTAGGTGAGTATACTTGGAATCAAGTTACATTAGTCCCAGCGTACTATGATTTCGATGAGTTTGGAAACTATGTAGAGTATCCCGAGTCTACTAGCACAAGAGTGTACACCTATAGTGAATATACAGGTAGGTTTAAATCACCACGAGTGCAATTCGCTATTGGTAGGATTAATAAAGGTTTTAATGCTACTTATGGTAGCGCAACAGGTTCAGATGTTATACCAGAAGGCTGGGGTTCCTAATGAATACAAATTTAATTATTGGTAGTGGTGGAGGAGGTAAAGGAGGAGGTAGTCATACTCCAGTAGAGAGCCCAGATACTCTTAAATCTCAATCCTTTGCGGAAGTAGTTGATCTATTGTGTGAAGGTGAGATAGTTGGTTTAGTAGACGGTATAAAATCTATCTACATTAATGATACCCCTATCCAAAATTCTGATGGTACCTTTAACTATGAAGAAAGTGGCTTCCAGTACTATTTTAGAACAGGTACTCAAGATCAGGAGTATATTCCAGGTTTTGAAGTCCCTCAGGCTGAAATTCCTGTTGGAAGAGAAGTAAAGTTTTCTTCCCCAGTAACGGAAACTGTTGTAACTTCCGCCGAGGAAAATGTAGACTTTGTAAGAGTAACTATAGATATTCCCGCCTTAGTGCACTACGCAGATAATGGTGATACTAATGGTTCAGAAGTACAATTTAACATCGATATAATTAAGAATGGTCTAGGTAATTCTCCAATTAGTGCTGTAAAGAGAACAGTTATTGGAAAAACTACATCTAATTATCAACTTAGTTATCTTATTGAGTTGCCACGTACCCCTGGGATGGCAAATGAATTCTTCGCCATTAAAGTAACAAAACTTACTAAGGATTCTACGACATTAAAGCTCCAGAATACATTAAAGTTTTCTAGCTTTACTAAGGTATCAAATACTAAGATGAGGTATCCCAACTCAGCACTATGTGCTATGAGAATGGCTTCCTCTCAGTTTAACTCTATACCTAAACGCGGCTATCACGTAAAGTTACTAAAAGTAAAAATTCCTAGTAATTATAATCCAGAAACTAGAGAATATACTGGTATTTGGGATGGTACGTTTGACTATGCTTGGACTAACAATCCTGCATGGTGTTACTACGACCTTATTACTAATGAGCGCTACGGACTTGGTGAATATATATCAGAAGACTTAGTAGATAAGTGGTCATTATATACTATTGCACAGTATTGTGACCAGTCAGTACCTACAGGGTTCAAGACTACTGAAGGTACAGATATACTCGAACCTCGTTTTACTCTAAATACTTATATTCAAGAACGTCAAGAAGCTATTAAACTCCTATATGACATTGCCAGTGCCTTCCGTGGAATGATTTACTGGACTAATGGCACTTTACATACTGAACAAGACTCTTCTAGTAGTACGCCTACTCTACAATTTACTAATAGTAATGTAGTAGGAGGTACATTTACGTATTCGGGTGCTTCAAAGAAAGTTGTACATACTGCTGCATTGGTTACCTGGAATGATCCTCAAGCTTTATACCAACAAAAGATTGAGTATGTAGAAGATAGATTAGGAATAGAGCGCTATGGTTATAATCCTTCTGAGATAATTGCTTTTGGATGTACTTCTAGAGGTCAGGCTGTTCGTGCAGGAAACTGGCTACTATATACTGAAAGGGTAGAATCTAATATTGTTAGTTTTTCCGCAGGACTAGATTCTGTATATTGCACACCAGGTACTATTATAAAAGTATTTGATGAAGCTTTAGTAGGTGTAGAATATAGTGGTAGAATAGTTTCGTCCCTTACTAATACTATATCTCTAGATAGGGAAGTAACACTAGCGACAGGACAGACCTATTCTGTTAGACTAAGCACTCATAACCCCAACTATTCTCCAACCGATGAAATTACTGCCTCCGATCAGATTGGTACTAATCCTTCGTATTATACTCAAACATTTACTATTACCAATATTCCCGGTAGTTATGAAACTTTAACTCTATCTGGAGTTCCAACTAACTTATTAGTTGGAGCTACTTGGTCTATTTATAGTACTAGTTTAAATGAAAAACTATATAGAGTAGTTTCATTAAAAGAATCTGATAGTATTGGAGTTTATGAAATATCCGCAATGCTGCATAACCCTGATAAGTTTGCATTCATTGAAAATAATATCCAATTAGAAGAAAGGACTTACTCCACTTTATCTGCTCTACCTGAAGCAGTTAGCCTCGAAAGTATAGTATCCTCAAGTGGAACCTACCGTGATAGTTCTGACATTCTCAGAACTAGTCTAACCGTGGGCTTTTCAGCAGCATTATACGCATCTAGCTACACATTAGAAATTAAGCGTAATTCAGGTAACTGGGTAGAAGTGTATACTAAGAAGGCTGAGCTTAATTATACATTTTATGACTTATCTGCTAATGAAGAATATGCTATAAAAATAACTCCATTTAATATAATTGGTAAATCAGGACCTAGTACTATTGCACATGGGTTTACTATAGAGCATACTACTGAAGCTGTTGGTAATTCAATGGTAGCCAACTTTAGAAGTACTCTAAGGCCTACAGACTTATTGTTAGAATGGGATGCCTACCCAAGTATTGAGCCGGTAACATATACTATTAGTAAAGGTGCTAGTTATGAAACTAGTTCTGTAGTATATAGTGGTATTACAAGTAGAAGTCAAGCTATTACCGAGAATATTATAGGTACTTATACTTATTGGATCGTAGCTACATTTAATAGTGGGGATTATACTAACCCTACGAGACTAGATATTGATATTACCGCTCCATTACCAGTAGTTGATGTTAGAAGTAGTGGTGAAATAAACCAGAATAGTTTGGGGTGGGAATTTCAGGAAACTAAGGTTGGTACTTTAGAGACTGAAATATGGTCTGCTTCTACCAATGATAGGACTCTGGCTACAAAACTTATTAGTTTAGCTTATCCTACATCAGCTTATACACATATGGGACTGGCTTCTGAACAAACAGTTTATTACTGGTTAAGAGTTAAGGATACTAGAGGTAATACCTCAATCTACTACCCATTTAATGTGGACAAAGGCCTAAAAGTAACTACTAGGATTGGTACCCCGGAAGTATTGGGATTAATAGCTGGTAGTATTACATCTTCAGAGTTACACGCAGATCTAAATGAAACATTAGATAGTGTAGATGAAGCCGTATTTGGTATAGATGGTGTAACAGAAGGACTAGTTGGAACCTACTCTGTAAAAATAGATTCTGGTGGTAAAGTAGCTGGTTATGGTCTATATAATGACGCCACAACTTCCAGATTTATTGTGTCTGCAAATGAATTCGCCGTTACTACTCCAGATAGTTCTTTAGATTTAATTGCTAGGAATACCACTTACGCTGTTGGTAAATGTGTTAGAGTATCTGACTTAGCCTATAAACATCTAATGCTAGTTTGTAAAGGAGCAGGAACCA